CTTGAATTAGGATCGTTTCTAGTTTTAGCAGAGCTTCTCTTTAATTGACCTAATGATCTTGCGCAATAAGATTTACGTCTTTTAGCTGCTTTGCTACCTTTTTTAACCTTACCTGTCACAGCTGTTTTCAGCTTAGAACCAGGGTTAGCTTTCCTGTAAGCACGTACGCCTTTCTTAGTCATACCCGCACCTTTCTTGGTAGGACGGTAGTTACCGCCTTTACCAGTAGTTTTGCGTATTGGTTTAGCTTTTTTTCGTGCCACGTCTTCTTCTCTTAGTTGTTGTTCTTTTCTTAGCTGCAGGTTTTTTCTTTACTATAGTACGGACATTAGTGGGTTTACCTCCTGGATTACCCGCTGCTCTTTTTCTTTTTACTGCACTCTTTCTTTGCCCTGCTGTCATGCTTTTAGCTTTAGATCTCGGTACACATTTAGGATACTTACGCTTACTGCCTTTAGCAGACTTTCTACCACATGCTTGGAACTTACCTTTTTTCTTAGGTGCACCTATGTCCACCCAATCACCTTTAGGTCCTTTTCCAAACCATGCGGTTAGTCCGCCTTTAGGCTTAGCCATTACTTATATCCGCCCCCGCGTTTCTTATACGTACGCACTAACCAGCCATTAGCATACGCGGAAGGATAGACCTTAAACTTCTTTTTAGCCTCAGCTTTTACTCTTGAATACAAGGCTGGGTTAGTAGGTGTAGCCCCACCTTTCTTTTTTGCAGGTTTTCTTTTCTTCGCTGGTTTTTTTCTAGGAGCCATTATTTTTTCTTCCTTCTTCTAAGTTTTTTAAAGTCTGCTCCTGTAATCTTGTTACGGGGCTTAGCTACTTTAGCTATCTTCTTTTGTTTAGGTGACAGTTTCTTTGCCATTATTTTCTCCTTTTTGCAGTTCTAGCTGCTCTTTTAAAATCACTAGCCTTAGGCGCACCTTTGGCTCCTTTCTTTCTCATTTTTCGTCCTGACGCTCTTTTCTTATGTATATTTCTATATAAACTCATTAAGGTCTCCTCAGTTTCTTTTTATAGTTTGACACATTTTTTACTTTCTTTTTAGTTCTTTTAGCCATTCAACATCTTTTCCCTAAGCCTTACAGCTCGGTCTCCAACCTGAGTTGCCCACTTGCTGTCCATCATTTCTGCAGCTGCTGTTTCCCAATCTTCATCTTTTGCTGCGGCTAAAAACTTTTTAAATTTACTAAGTCTAGGGTAGCCTAAGTTGAAGCACATATTGGCCAATACACGTTGCCTTGTATCGTTTAAGCCGCGCCACCATTGTAAATTCTTATCTAGTTCTTTGCACACGATGTCCACGTCTGCATTCAAACAATCTTTAACTCTTTGTTCTGACACAGGTGTTCCTAAAGGTTGTCCGTGTTCTTCGTCTTTTTCTGTAATTAAATGGCCTACACCAAATGTAGCGTATCCAAGATGATCATTATAAATTTCATGAATAATACCCTCATCTAACATAAGCTCTTCTAATAACTTAACTCTATCCATCATATTGTTATTGTTGTTGCCCCACCTGTTGACACTGTAATTTTGCCTAAAGAAGCAACGCCTTCTACGCCGAACTGTTCTCTTTCGTACAGTATTATCCATTCTTCACCATTCCATAGTTGCAGTTCTTTTGTAGACAAGTTCCATATAATATCGCCTTGTTCAAATTTGTTTTCGTTGCGTTGTGTTTCGTTAAAAGCAGGAGTAGCACCTACATCTACTTTACCTAAACTCAACTCTAAAACTCTAACTAATCTGTTAAATGTTTCAGGAGATATTTCTCCCATGGCTATTGGTAATTTTGTTTCTAGTATTTTAGCCATTACCTTCTGCCATTTGGTTTTAAATCCATCCTTGTAGCACCTACTCTAAATCCTACACCTAATCTAGCTCCTAAGGAATTATCATCATCAGATTCTATTCTAAGAGCAGCTTGTCTTGCTCTTAACCTTGTATCTATCTTTGTTGTAGTTGCAGTGCATGTGTTTGTTGAATCCGTAGCTAAGCTTTCTCCTGGGAAGTTTCTTTGTTTTAGAACGAAATTAATCGTCTGATCAGAGCCTCCATTTCCTGTAAATTTAACATCAGGAATGATCCTGCTTATTGACTGAAATTGTTCTCCACTTCCTAATGCAAAGTCACTAGACTCTATAAATACGTTATCCATGGGAGACCCATCGTCATCGTTGCCCGTCTCATGATTATACAGATAGCCTACACCCGAAGGTTCAGTGTAGGTCGCCATTGGATTATTAAAAATGCCCTCGTCTATCCAAGAACTTCTAGTCATTTCTCCTATAGTCCAAGTGCCTTCTCCATAATTATATACAACGTATTTATCTATACTCGTAGCGCCTTCTGAACAGTAATACCAACCTACTTCATCGAATTCTTTGTTTAAGAATCCAAATACTTGGAAAGCTTGTCCTTCATTTAAGTCACTAAATACATAGTTTTGAACGCTACATGGAATATCTTGTACTGTTCCGTTATAGGTATAAAAACCTTTTTTATCCATCCAGAAGATACCTTTAGGACTGTTTACTGCGGCATTTGGTCCAATAAGGCCTACCCCTTCGTTTATTAGATTGACTCCAAAAGTAAAAGGCTGACCAACAAAAGTTAATGAATAAAGAGAAGTATCTGTCCAGACTAATGTTTCTTGTCTAGCTCTGACTGCTCCTATAATCGAAGATCCTGCAGAAAGCCTTAATGAACCTGCAGTGTTATTAGGTAAGGGTTCCCACTGCGTTACGTTTTCTTGGTCGCTCCAAGCTATTAATAAAGGATCAGAAGCACTGGTTCTTAAATTATCAGCGTTAAGTGGATCAGCTCCAAAACAAAGAACGTGTCTGTCTATGTCACTTACTAATACTTGTAAGGCAACAGTTGGAGCTTTATTTGAACCGCTTAAAGCTGTCAGCGCAACTGCTCTTTGAGAAGCACCTGAACTTTCGTCCCAATAGAAGACACCTCCGCCTCTAGGATTTAGAACTAAATCTTCACCGAAATTATCGTGCGACCACAATCGCAGCTGGCTAGACGCTGATATAGGGCTAACAGATCCAAAAGTTCCTGCACCCCAAGTTCCTGCACCCCAACCAGAACCTTCTACATATACATCCAGTCCTACGTTAATTTGATACGCTCCAACTACAGAACTACCTCCATTACCGCTGTCACTAGCGTTTGCTGTGACTGTAGCTCCTGATGTGTCTTTAGCCGTTATTGTGTATGTATTTGTTCCTGTGACGAACAGTATTTGGTATTCTTGGTTTAGTACAGCAGCAGTAACGTTTCCTCCTAAACTAGATGCTCCACTAAAAGTCACAAAATCATTAGTAGCTGCCCCGTGGCTTGCGTCGGTAACTGTTATTGTAGAGCTGCCGTTAGTTGCTGCAAAAGTTACGTCACCAGCAGAAGTTGTTGTTCTAAGAGGAGTAATATCATTAAAATTATCCCCTTGTTTAATGTAATATTTTAAAGTTGTTCCTACACCTAAATATCTAGTAAGTTCTAAATCAACCCAAGCATGTAGTCCTCTGGCTGTACCTACAAAACTACTTAAAGTAGCTTTGGCCCACCCTCCAATTTTTTCTGGAAGTCCTTTACGAAATCGAACGAGATTAGCGTCAAACCATCCACCGTCATTAGAATAGTCTGTTCCCTCTCGATTTATTCCTGGTCGAAATATAAATTTCTCTAATGCCATCTTTCATTTATATTAATTTGTCTATACCTAAAGACGCTGCAGTCAAGCCATATAAGCCCCACATAATGTACTCAAGTCTTCTAAACTTAGCAGATCCTTCGTCTAATCGTTTTTCTATATTCTCATAGCGAATAGCACATTCCTTTTCGTGTGTGCTAATTTGATGTATTGCGTCTTTAGTTGTAGCCATTATTTTTTCTTATTTGGCCTGCCTCTTTTCTTTTTCTTTTTAACTTTTACAGTGGTATAGGCCTCATTAACATCAGGCGTTGATTCGTCATCACCAACAAACTTACCGTCTTCGTCTCTGGCTCTAACTTTTACTCTTTTAGTGCCTGTAACTTTGTCTACTAATTTACCCCACCACTTCATCTGCATTTCCTTCATTTTCAGATTTTAAAATTTCGTCAGCCACTTCTTTGGTTGATTGAATCAAAGCATTTTCGTGAAACTGTAAAGATGGTATTAAATCATCTATTTCAAACTGGTGATTACCAATTTTATTACGTAAACTGATTATATGTTTTTGATGATGTAACTGTTGTGGTGTTAAATCAGATACTTTTATTTCTTTATCGTCTATAAAGACTACGGCTTCTTCGGTCATTATTGCACCTCCTTGGGTGATATTTGTTGCGCGTTCCAACAATTTAGGTTGGAAGCGATAGTTCGTCTTTCGCCTTCGCCTTTGAAGGGAAAAACCATGTGTTGTAACCAAGAAGGGAAAACCATAAGTTTTCCTACCTCTGGTGTTACTGTGATTAGTTGTGATGGTTTCAATCTTTCGGAATCCAGAGTTGATGTTTGTCCATAAGAAAACATAATACAGCCATCTGAATGTCCGCTTTCATTATACAAAGAGTACGTTGGTGAGTTAGCGTTAGTATTGCCTATTTGATCTGGAACTTTAGTCCAAGCGGTTGTAGATAAACCCATAACCGTTTTAGTGCCGTGATCGTGTATTGGATTATAGTCTCCATCGTAACTATGTACTGACCAAGTTTGATCTGTTTCTACTTGTTTTGGCCCGTTTAATTTATTACCAACACTACCATAGTAATTGATGTAATCTGCGCCAAGAGTACAAATAAACTGATTATATTCTGCTAGTCTTTCGTCCGTATGGTCTAGTAGTAATTGCTCACCTCGGTGTATTTGTCCAACCAACGTGGGTGCTAATGATTTGCGATCTTCTTTTTTTCTGTATTCGTCTACATAGTCGTTGACAGAATCAACCATACTTTTAGGCATAGTGGTTTCCATAATGTAAACCGCTGGCAAAGGCATCATTCTTACCTCTTGTTCTTGCATAGATTTATGGTGTGTATGCTTTTGCTTTTGTAACTGCTGCTTGTATTGCTGTTAGGTCTTTAGCACCATAATCAGCAAATTCTAAGCCGTACTCTAAATAACCGCTGGTGCGTAAAACTTTCTCTTGTTTTTCA